GAGGAATTCAAGCCCACGCTGTCGATTATCGACGAAGGTGGCCTCGGTTACGGGATACTTGACAGGTTGACAGAGCAGCGTTATAAGGTACGCGGGGTAAACTTTGGCTGGAAGGCCAAAAACTCCATTATGTGGGGCAACAAGCGGGCTGAAATGTGGGGCACCATGAAGGAATGGCTGAAAACAGCGTCCATTCCGAGCGACCGTCAGCTAAAAGCCGATTTGGTCGGCCCCATGAAGAAGCCTAACAGCAGCGGCACCATTTTCCTTGAGGGGAAAAAAGAGATGCGTAGTCGTGGATTGGCCTCACCGGACGCTGCTGACGCGCTGGCTGTCACCTTCGCTTTTCCCGTTGCACACCGCGAATACCGCGAGCCTGTGCGACGCGTTTCTTCGCAGTCTCCGAACGTAGTCAACTCATGGATGGGTTCTTAAAATGCCAAATCAAAATTCAATCGGTATTGCATACACCGATCAGGTCATCAACGGCGGCACCATTGACAACACCGTCATTGGCGGCACCACCAAGGCGGCGGGTTCGTTTACGTCCGTAACGTCAACGGGCGCGGTTACCGGCACGACCGTTTCCGGCACCGGCACTGTCACGGCGATTAGCGGCACCGCAATCACTGCGGGCGGCTCGGCTGCGCTGTTGGCAACCGCGACCGCCAGCTTTGGCGTGTTTTTGGGTTCCGGCGCACCGACAATCGCTGCGGCCAAGGGTTCGCTCTACCTGCGCTCGGACGGTTCAAGCACTAGCACCCGGCTGTATGTTAACTCGGACGGTTCGACCACTTGGGTTGCTGTGACCACGGCAAGCTAATATGCCGCTCGTCAAATCACCAAGCAAAGTTGCTTTCCGTCAGAACATTAAGGCGGAAGTAAAGGCCGGTAAGCCCGTGAAACAGGCGGTTGCTATTGCCTATTCGGTCAAACGCGAAGCTGCGGGCAAAAAGAAAGGCAAGTAATGCCGGATTGGGATAAAGCGGTTTACGGTGTCGGCGTTCGGGATGTGTATCCCGGCGAGGATACCTATTTTAAGAACAACCCTAGCGTTACGGGAATGGCTGCGGAGGACAACAAGATTATCCTCAACCCGTATAGCAAGCTGTCTGAAAAAGAAAAGCGGTTGGTAATGATGAACGAAGCGGCGCGAGTGCATATGCGGCAGGGAATGATAGAAGCCCCGCGCTATGATTTGTCGCCAGAACAAACAAAAGCCTTTGCGAACTACAGCAAAAGTATAGAAGATCAACGGCAAACGATAGCTGCACGAATATTATCCGGCGATCCATCGGCGCTGCAACCAACGCCAGACCAGTTAGAATATGTTGGAAAATTGCGTCAATTTATGGGCGTTGAATAGTGGCCTATCAAGACACGGGGATTAACGAAGCGGGCGCAGTCTCGTCAGGCGGCACTAAGCCCGACCGTGACAACGGCGACATGCTGGCGACCATGCGGACGCGCCTCACGATGGCGATTGCTGCGTATTCGGATTCCCGTGAGGATGAGCTGGACGACCTGCGCTTTCGTGCCGCCAGCCCTGATAACCAGTGGCAATGGCCGGCTGACGTGCTGGCGACCCGAGGCAGCATCCAAGGCCAAACGATCAACGCCAGACCTTGCCTGACCATCAACAAGCTGCCGCAGCATGTCCTGCAAGTCACCAACGATCAGCGCCAGAACAGGCCCAGTGGCAAGGTTATCCCCGCCGACGACAAAGCCGACGTGGAAGTGGCCGAGATATTCAACGGCATCGTGCGGCACATTGAGTATATCTCGGACGCCGACGTGGCCTACGACACCGCGTGCGACAACCAGGTGACGTTTGGCGAAGGTTACTTCCGCATCCTGACCGAATACTGCAACGAAAATAGCTTCGATCAAGACCTCAGAATTGGGCGTATCCGCGACAGTTTTAGCGTCTACATGGATCCCACAATTCAAGACCCGTGCGGTTCAGATGCCGAATGGTGTTTTATTTGCCAAGAAATCACCAAAGAGGACTACGAACGGCAGTTCCCCGACGCGGCGACGCTCTCCAGTTTGCAATACGGCGTGGGCGACGGCGCGCTAAACGCATGGATCAACCAAGATACCGTGCGGATTGCTGAGTATTTCTACATTCAGCACGAAAAAAAGACGTTGAACCAGTATCACGGCAATATCGCGGCAATGGCCGGCTCACCCGAGGCCAAACAAGCCGAAATGATGGGTTTGAAGCCGATAAAAACTCGTGAAGTAGACGCTAAAACCGTCAAATGGTGCAAAACCAACGGTTTTGAGGTGTTAGACAAGCGCGATTGGCCCGGTAAATGGATACCGGTTGTGCGTGTGGTTGGCAACGAATTTGAGATTGATGGCCGCATGTATGTCAGCGGATTGGTGCGGAACGCCAAAGACGCGCAGCGCATGTATAACTACTGGGTAAGCCAAGAGGCTGAAATGTTGGCTTTGGCCCCGAAAGCGCCGTTTATTGGCTACGGCGGTCAGTTTGAAGGCTACGAGCAGCAGTGGAAAACGGCCAATATCAACAACTGGCCGTATCTGGAAGTCAATCCCGACGTGACCGACGGGCAAGGCGGCGTGTTGCCGCTGCCGTCAAGGGCGCAGCCGCCAATGGCCTCTAGTGGCCTCCTGCAAGCCAAGGCGGGGGCGTCTGACGACATTAAAAGCTCGACAGGCCAGTATGACTCCAGCCTCGGTGCGACCAGCAACGAACGCTCGGGGCGCGCCATCTTGGCGCGGGAAAAACAGGCCGACACCGGCACCTATCACTACGTGGATAACCTGGCGCGCGCCATTCGTCACTCGACGCGGCAACTGGTCGATCTGATTCCGAAACTTTACGACACGCAGCGCATCGCCCGCATCATCGGTGTAGACGGCGAAACGGATCAAGCTGCCATTGACCCAAGCCAGCCGATGCCGGTCAAGAAGATTCAAGACGAGCGCGGCATCGTCATCAAGAAAATTTACAACCCGAGCGTTGGCACTTACGACGTGGCGGTAACGACCGGCCCAAGCTACATGACCAAACGCCAAGAAGCGTTGGACGCCATGAGCCAACTGCTGCAAGGCAACCCGCAATTGTGGGCGGTGGCCGGCGACCTGTTCATCAAGCACATGGATTGGCCGGGCGCGCAAGAGATGGCAAAACGCTTTGCCAAGACGATTGACCCCAAACTGTTGTCTGACGAGGACGATCCGGCATTGCAAGCGGCCAACCAGCAGATGCAGGCAATGGCGCAGGAGATGGAACAAATGCACAGCATGTTGCAGAATGTCAGCAAATCCATCGAAGCGCAAGAGATGCAGGTCAAACAGTTTGACAGCCAAGTCAAGGCATACGACGCCGAAACCAAGCGTATCAGCGCGGTGCAGGCTGGCATGTCGCCCGAGCAGATTCAAGATATTGTGATGGGCACCGTCCACGGCATGATTACCTCGGGCGATCTGGTGAGCGAGATGCCAGGACGTGACCAAGACATGCCAGGTATGCCCGAGATGCCGCAAGAGGGTATGGAACAGATGATGCCGCCGCAAGGTATGCCGCCTCAAATGCCACCGATGGGAGTTCCGCAATGAAGTGCGCCGATTTTGTAGGGATGCTGTTTTTGGCGCGAGATGTAGCGCATTCAGTACATCTCAACACCCGCAGCTACTCCAAGCATGTAGCCTTGAACATCTTTTACGATCGTATTGTGGGCGCGGCAGACGATTTTACGGAAGCCTACCAAGGGCGGCATGGGTTGATCGGCCCGATCTCGCTTATGTCGGCCAAGAAAACGGCCAACATCATTGAGTTTTTGGAAGATCAATTGAAAGAAATTGAAGCGACTCGGTACGATATTGTGGATAAGTCTGACAGCTCACTGCAACAGCTCATTGACAACATCGTTGAGATATACCTACGCACACTTTACAAACTGCGGTTCTTGGCCTAACTATGCTTATCAGCGGCGCTACAGCACCGGTTCAGTACACTGACGTTAGCGGCAACCCGGTTGCCGTCACTAGCGCCAACCCGTTGCCGACCTCTGGCGGTGGTGGCGGTGGCGGTAGTTTATTGTCAGATGTTTTGCTGACCGACAATACCGGCGCGTTGTTTGTTGGGCGTGACAACGGCACCGCGATTACTTATTTCAATCTAAATACCAACGCAATATATACGCCCACTGGCACCATTGTTGCTGCGCCCAATACTGTATCGGTTAGCAATTTCCCCGCAACTCAACCCGTAAGCGGAACTGTTGCGGTTTCAAATTTACCGGCGACAGGTCAAGCAACAATGACCAGTAGTTTGCCGGTAACAATTGCGTCAAACCAGTCAGCCATACCCGTTACCGGAACCATTAGCGCAACCAATCCGTCTGTTGGCACTAATTTAGCCGTTGCGCCAACGTCCAGCACGTTAATTGGCTTTAGCAATGGCGGCGTCTTAGATCAGGTCGATACTTCAAACCCTTTACCTGTTATCGACTTGGCTACGGTATCCGCAAAAACGTCCGAATCGCCTCAATTTGTAGCAATTACCGGCGATCCTTCAGGAGATTTTGCTGGCGTCAATTTGCTTGAGCAGGCAATGACTGACAACACTGGCCTACAAGTTAACGTCAAAGAACAATTCCCCCCGTTGCGGGATGTACGCGGCGCGGCTATACCGTCAGATGCCCCCGCCAATATGGTTTTGTTTTTGGGTGTCAACTTACCGCAAACAATTGACACAACCGGCTATCAATCCGTTGCTTTTCAGCAAACCGCTGCGGTAGCGGTAACGGTGACGCAATCAAATGACGGCGTGAACTTTACCGCCGCGTTTGGAATCATCAATAGCGCGATCAACGGCACTTTTACCTCTGCGACGGCGGCTACGGCGCAGGCCATCTATACCTACCCTATTGCCTGCCGCTATATGCGGTTTTCTGCGGCAACGCAAACATCTCTTATTGTTTATTTAAGGCAAACACCGTTTGCAAGTTACCATCAATTAGGTGCGCTAGGCATAAACATCACCAATATTGGCGGCACGGCTAATGCTTCGCAAGCAGGCACATTAACGCTTGGCACAACGGCTGCAACAAACGGCATGACGCTTGGCACGTTAGTTGCACCGTTGACTGTTGCGGCGACGGTGGTGAAGGCTTCAGCCGGTAAGCTCTATTCAATGTCCGTAGGTAACGCACAAACTACCGCCGTATACTTAAAAATATATAATGCTACCGCCGTAACACTTGGGACAACTTCGCCGAGCCAGAATTTTTTGGTTCCGGGTGGAACTGCCGGCGGCGCGTTTAACCTTGATATCAACGATGTCGGATTGTATTTTTCAACAGGTATCTGTTTTGCGGTAACAGGTGGGCAACCGTTACTTGATTCAACGGCATTAACAACGGCGGCAGTCGTTAACTATTCATTTATTTAGGGGTTTTGAAATGATTATCCAAAGTCAAGCAGGTTCTCTCCCGTCAGCGCGTCAAACCGCTGGCACACCCAACAATCCCGCAGGCACTTTTGGCGAATCATTTATCTCCGAGCTTGCGCCCGTTTATTACTCTCTGCTGAAATCGGGCCGCGTATATTCGGTGTCTTTTGCCGCGATTACACCCGCCGCCTTTGTTGGTGCTGCGGCAGGTACTCCCGCAATCGGCATCTACAACCCGGCAACGTCTGGTGTTGATCTGGTGCTGTTGATGGCGAAACTTGCGATCCGCACCACCGGCACCGCCGCCGTTGCAACGGACTGGAACTTCTGGCAGGTCAACCAAGGCGGTGTTGCGGTAACCGGCACCCAGACCCAAGCGCGTAACATGTACTCGCAAGCCTCTACCGGCTCGTCGTCTTACGCAATGGTCAACACCGCAAACACCGCGGCGCTGGCGTCCACGCTGACGATGCCAAGCGTGTCGATTGGTTTGACTGCTGCCACCGCCGTGACCAACGTGCAAGTCTTGTCGGATGATATTCGTGGCGCGATTGTGGTTGCACCGGGGTGCTATTTGGCCTGGGCTAACTCTGTCGCTACGACTGCGGGTTCGTTTGACGGTTCAATCATTTGGGCTGAGATTCCGGCGTAATTCCGGCACATTAAAGGAATATCAAAATGGCATTAACGCTTAAAGGCGTCACAACTCGACTCGGTTACCAACAGATTACTTCGTTGAGCGCGGCCACTGCATTGACGGTGCCTGTGATTGACGTTCAAGGTCTACGGTGCAAGCCGGCTATTGCGATTATCACACCAGAAACTCAAGCGGTTCGCTGGCGTGATGATGGCACTGCACCGACCGCATCGGTTGGGATGCCTTTGGCCGTTGGTGTGACTTTGCAGTATGATGGCGATCTGACAAAGATTCAGTTTATCGAACAGACTGCCAGCGCCAAAATCAACATCACTTATTACGCTTAAGGAAGCTACCATGCCAAATGTTTCCAATGATACGGCAGCGGTCAATTACGTTGACTATTTCACCAAGCAGTTGCCCAAAGATTTGGCGGCAATGGCGGTTTTGCGCGACGAGCTGGCTCAACGCCAAGGCGCGATGAGCGCCGTCGAGGACGCCAATAAGCTAAAAGAACAGGCTGCCGCTGCGCTTGACACCGCCAAAACTGAAGCGGCGGCGATGCTGGCCGACGCGCAGACGGCGCTTGACGCGGCCAAAGCTGCAAAAAAGGCACTTGACGCTCGAGAAAAAGACCTGAGCGCCCAAGAAAACGCGTTTAATACCGACAGCGAAAAAACCGCTAAAGACCAAGCTGCAAGGGATCAGTCTTTGCAAGTTCGCGAGCTGGCGGTAACGGAACGCGAAACAGAACTGGACGCTGCTGCCGTTACGTTGAGCGCGGCGCAGAAAGCATTAGACGCTCGGGTAACGGCTTTTCAAGATAAGGTCGCTGCCCTGACCGCATAGATTAAACCGCACTGGCGCGGTACGCCAGGGATTCCGAGGAATCGACAATGAGTGAAGCACCTGAAGTAATAGCGGAAGTGCCCGCGCCGGAACAGGTCGCAACGGCTGCGCCTGAACCCGTAGTAAACGCGCCGGAAGCAGTAGAAGCACTCGAAGGTGAGCAGAAGGAAACTCCGAAGGTATTTACCCAAGAGGAACTGGATGCGGCCATCGGCAAACGGCTTGCAAGAGAACAGCGCAAGTGGGAACGCGAACAGAAACAGGCCGAAGCACCAAAGCCCGTTCCTGTAGAGCAGTTGAAGCCAGAGCAGTTTACGACGACCGACGAATACGTTGAAGCATTGACGACTTCCAAGGCGCAGCAGATTGTTCAGCAACAAGAGTTTGCGAAACAGCAGCAGGAATTGCTCGGCAACTATCACGACAAAGAAGAAGCGGCGCGGGATAAATACGAGGACTTTGAACAGGTCGCGTATAACCCTAAACTGCCAATTACGGACGTGATGGCGCAGACAATTCAGGCATCGGATAACGGCCCTGATATTGCGTATTATCTTGGCACGAATCCGAAAGAAGCTGACCGCATTGCCCGACTAGCACCGTTTTTGCAAGCAAAAGAAATAGGACGTTTGGAAGCTAAAGTAGCTTCTGAACCGATTACTAAACAAACCTCGAAAGCACCAGCGCCGATTTCACCTGTCACACCCCGAAACGGGGGATCAACCAATTTTGATACTACCGACCCGCGCTCAATAAAGGCAATGAGCACAAGTCAATGGATTGAAGCTGAACGGTTGCGACAGATGAAAAAGCTGGAAGCCAAGAGAATCCGTTAATACCTTTAAGGAGTTTCATTCATGGCTAACAGCCTACTTACCATTGACATGATTACCCGGAAGTCTCTCGAAATTCTCGAGAACAGCATGGTAATCTCCCGCAACGTCAACAAAGAATACGACGACAGCTTTGCTGTCGAAGGTGCCAAAATTGGTTCGACCCTGCGGATTCGTCTGCCGGATCGCGCTCTGGTGACCGACGGTGCCGCCCTGCAAGTTCAGGACGACAACGAGCAGTACACCACGCTGACGGTTTCGACCCAAAAGCACATCGGCATTAACTTTACCTCTGCCGAGCTGACCATGCAGTTGGACGATTTCGCGGAACGTGTGCTGAAGCCGCGTATTAGCCAATTGGCCGCTTCGGTGGACAACGACGTGGCTAACGCCTACAAGTCGATTTATTCCTCGGTTGGCACTCCGGGCACCACGCCGGCGACTTCGCTGGTGCTGTTGCAAGGCGGTCAAAAACTGAACGAATACGCGACCCCGCTTACCCCGCGCTACACGACTGTGAACCCCGCGGCTAACGCTTCGTTGGTTGACGGCATGAAAGGCTTTTTCAACCCGACCGGCGCAATCTCCAGCCAGTTTAAATCTGGCATGATGAGCGAGAACGTGTTGGGTTTTGATGAAGTCAACATGAGCCAGTCAATTGTCACCCACACTACGGGTAACTTCCCGCTGCTGCCGATCTGCGCGTCAACGGTTCCTTCGACGCAAGGTGCGACCACGCTGGACATTACTTACACCAGCGGCACCAAGAGCCTGAAGCAAGGCGACGTGTTCACCATCGCCAGCGTCTACAGCGTCAACCCGCAAACCCGCCAATCAACCGGCAGCTTGCAGCAATTCGTTGTGACCGCTGACCAGACTCTGACCAGCACCTCGGCGACAATTGCGTTCCAGCCGCCGATGTACACGTCCAGCAACGCTTTGGCTACGGTTGATGCGTTTCCGGTGGCTTCGGCTGCGCTGACGTTCTTGGGTTCGGCCTCTACGGTTTACCCGCAGAATCTTATCTACCACAAGAACGCCATCACGCTGGCTACGGCTGACTTGCTGCTGCCGCAGGGTGTGGACATGGCCTCACGCCAAGTGCATAACGGTATCTCGATGCGTATCGTGCGTCAGTACGATATAAATAACGACCGTATGCCTTGCCGTGTCGATGTGCTGTATGGCTACTCGGTTATCCGCGCGCCGATGGCCTGCCGCCTCTGGGGTTAACGCAAACGCTCCCGCTTAGTGCGGGGGCATCTTAATTTTTAGGAGAAACAATCATGGCACTTCCTTCAGTTGGTGGCGGCTATCAGTACACTGATGGCAATATTAACGAGCAGGTAATGGAAACCCAAGCAGCGCCGCAAACGGCGACTGCAACCGCAACGCTGACCGTTGCTCAAGTCACTGGTGGGCTTTTGGTGTGCGATCCGTCCACCTCGGCGGCGTCCTACACGATGCCTACGGCGGCGGCGATTGACGCGGTAATGACCAGCATGAAAATCAATAGCTGTTTTCTGTTGAACGTGGTTAACCTTGGCACTTCGTCCGGGGTTCTGACGTTTGTGGTCGGCACCGGCATCACTTCGGTTGGTAACCTTTTGGTTGCTATCACCGGCAGTGCGGCTGGCGTGGGTGGTGCGGCTCAGTTCCTGTTCCGCAAAACCGGCACTGCTGCGTATTCGGTGTATCGGGTAGCCTAAGAAACACCCGCCCCCTAGCAATAGGGGGCGGTCTTTAAGGACTGCTATGGTTATCTACATGCGGCACCCAATCCACGGCAATAAGGTTGCAACTTTGGAAGCTGAAGCAGACGCCGACGAAAAGAACGGGTGGGAACGCTACGAAGTTGGCGCGTTGCTACGACCAATGCAGGTAGAATCGGTCAATGCCCTCGCAAAACCTCGCGGCAGGCCACGTAAGGAGTTGGCAGCATGACGACTACGGCTGGCGATCAGATCAACGGGGCGTTACGACTGATCGGTCAATTGGCCGAAGGTGAAACGCCCTCGGCGGCGACTTCGCAGGACTCTCTGACCGCAATGAACCAGATGCTTGATAGCTGGTCGTCTGAGCGTCTGTCCGTGTTCTCGACGCAAGATCAAGTATTTAGTTGGCCGCCAGGTCTTAAAAGCCGCACGATTGGCCCGACCGGTGACTTTGTAGGCAATCGCCCAGTATTGTTGGATGATGCAACTTATTTTCGCGATCCGGCCAACAACATCAGCTTTGGCATCAAAATTATCAACCAGCAGCAGTATGACGGCATTGCGGTTAAGACGGTCACTTCAACCTACCCGCAGGTCATCTGGTTGAATATGGACATGCCCAATATGGACATGTACATTTATCCAGTGCCAACCAAGGTGCTGGAATGGCACTTTATTAGCGTCACCGAGCTGGTCGAACCGGCTACGCTAGCAACCTCGTTGATTATCCCGCCAGGATACCTTCGGGCGTTTCGATTTAACTTGGCGTGCGAGATTGCCGCCGAGTTTGGCGTGGAGCCGCCGCCCTCAGTGCAACGGATTGCCATGTCCAGCAAGCGCAACATCAAGCGCATCAATAACCCCGACGACGTAATGAGCTTGCCTTACAGCATTGTGGCGACTCGCCAGCGGTTTAACATTTTTGCAGGGAACTACTAACATGGCTAATATCGCTATATCTGCTCTCCCCGTTGCCACTTCGCAAGCTGGCGGTGATGTGCTGCCAATCGTCCAGGCAACGACCAGCACGACCAAACAATTGTCGGTCACCAATCTGTTCACCAGCCCGACGTTTGTTACGCCTGCACTGGGAACGGTTGCCAGCGGCGTTATTAGCGCCTGCACCAGCACCTCGATGGCGTTGACCACGCCAGTAATCGGTGCGGCAACCGGCACTAGCCTTACTGCAACCGGCACGATCGTATCCACTGGCACTGCGGGGGTAGGCTACGCGACGGGCGCGGGCGGAACGGTAACGCAGGGAACCAGCCGCACC